CTGTACCTTCTGCGTTGCAAATTCCTTCCCATTCCATAATCCACGGCCAAGCGGCAGCGTTAGAACCAGTCGTAATCACTGAAGAAAGTGCTATATCTCCATTGATAGTTGCGGCGCGGTTGCCAAACCAGAATCCTAGGGTAAGAGTTGGCGTACCGGTGGTGGAAAACTCACCATTGGCATTAATACAAATCTTAGTTTGTCTTACTACTTTGCCGCCAAGAATAACAGGAAGTGGTTGCGGTGACACATCTTTCTTAGTGGTAAAAGTAGTAAATGCCGCACCAGATGCGGTATGGAATGGGCCAATAGCTTCTGCAAGAGAAAATTGCATGACAACCCCTTATAAGAGAAAAACAACTTCCATTTTGTCGTCGTTTTCTTGCTGTCGAATTAGGTCTGTTGCTTTTCCACGAATATGTGAGGAATTGTCCTTGAACAGCATACTTCGCAAGTAGACATTATTCTTGGACATACCTTGATCAGCATCATCTACTGTCACATATACGAAAAGTGCTTGTGGGCATCCTTCTGATCCAACTACTTCTTCTTCAATAATTCTTGTGACAAAGGCTTTAATGGACACCTTAACCTCCTAGAGCTTGAAGATCTTATTCGATCCGTTATCCCAAGTTATGTTTATGTTCCCACCATTGGGTGTGACTGGCAAACCTGAGCCAGTCGCCGGAGCTAACGCACGACCTCCAGAAGTTACAGTAGTAGAGCTAACAGTCAACACACGGTCGCCAGCGTTTGCAAGAGCTGTTAGAGTAGCAGACTGGCCTGTAGAAAATGCCAATACAGTACTGTTTGGAATACCAGCTTTTAGAGGTTCTACCACAAGTGAAGTACCAGCAGTTAATGTGGAATCAGCAACGACAATATGTTTACCTGTAATAAAAGCAACAACCTCAGAAGTAGAGTTAGTTCCACTATCACGGAATATTATGATCCCTTCCACTGTGGAACCAGAAACTGAAGTAAATGTCACGTCCGCTGCATCCGCTATTCCACCACTATTGGTGAATGATGACATGGCAACCTTAGCACCTACAAGGCCACCATCAAAATCATCGTAAAAGTCAGCGGATGTTGATGGGCCATAGTTCACACAATAACCACCAGCACCAACACCATTACCAGACACATTGCCACCAGTAACCGGATCAGTGAGACTGAACACTGAACCTGAAGCAGCAGCAATAGTCCACAGTCCATTACCAGATGTTCCTGTGGTAATACCATCTACATAGACGAGATCACCAGTAGTGAAACCATGAGCAACTGCCGTGGTTACAACAATTGGCGTCGCGTTGGTTGAGCTTGTAATCTGACGAATACCAGCATCAGAAGTGGTACCATTCAGGTGAATGAGAGAAGCTGAGAATGAACTACCAGCGGCTTTCCACTGCATGGTTCCATCAAGAAACTTCTGCCTACCTAATTCAAAAAGCGAATTAACCATCAGTTGTACTCCACTCTTATGGCAATTCTACTAGTCTCACCCGAAGCTGTTCCAAACTTAACCTGCCCACTAGCAGTACCGCCACTATTTATATCGTCGTGGTTAAGAACTAAGGTTACTTCCTTATTAGTATCCAACGGATACCCATTACTAGGAGAAGCAGGAGCATTGCTTGTGCCTGCTAGGTAAGCAACTGTACTAGAACCTATATTTTTAATTGTAACCTTTACCGACCCATGAGACGGTGTGTTTGGAACTAATAAGTCCCCACTATCGTTTACGGTATCTTGATAGATAAACACTAATGAGTCACCTCCGTTCGTACTGAGACATTGCCGTATAAAACTTCACTGATCTTTGGTATGCTATTATTATAGACTTCCATGTCATATTGTCCATTAAGCCACGTATAACCAGCGGTAGTTGCCCCACCAACAAAAACAGAAACTTGACCGGCAGGACCATTAATCGTCAATCCAGCCGCTGGATTACTTGTAAGAGAAACCAGAGGTGAGCCAGTTGCATCTCTAGTACTCCTAACCATCATCCTTGCATCCCAACCAGTCAGATTCTGCACAACCGTGTGCTTATCGTCAGCCCATACTTGTACGGTAAAGTCAATGTCCGAGCCTTGCTTTATCGTAAAATCATTCCTTATTGCTGTCATCCGTACCTGGCCTCTTTGTGTTAGGAACAGCGAATACTACACCAGCAGCACCAAATGCTGACAATATTATACTTTGCCATTCATCAGCGGTTATTTGATGGTCTGGCATATATGCCCACAAGAATGATACAAGACCAGTTATTACAAATCCCATTATGGCTTTATTGTGATGTGTTATCCATTGCATTACAATCTCCTCATCCAGTAATTTTCTTACAATTCAAAGCATCATAACTCTGGTGAATAATTTTGAACGCTTCACTTCTAGCCTTAGCCTGATCAGGCGTCTGATTTGGTGGAGTAAATTTCTCTGAATCTATAAAAAGCTTATACATTGGACACAAGCCCTTGGCACGCTGAACAGTTTGTTCTTCGTTTAACCTTGAATTGACCTGATCAATACGACTGTTATTACTGGATACCCCTGACACCACAAAGGCCATGGCGATAGTTAGAATAACATCCAAAACAAACCCAATAGCCACTAACCAAATAAGACGCCTATTGTTCCTTGTTTCTCTTACCAATCCGATTATCGTTGATCCAGTTGCCGCGTTTAAGTCGTTTACCCTATCTACAAGCTCTCGTGCCAAACGAGTCAAAGTTTCAAGTTCGCTTGGCGATTCACTCATCTTGTTCCTCCCTCTGTTCTTCGGCAGAAATTTGGCGCAATCGATCTACATTTGCTTGCAATTGCTCGGTGAAAGCCTCTAGCTTGATGGCAGTAGTAGCCAATTTCTCTTTCAGCATTTTTGCTTCTTGAATCAGGTCATCAATATCCAAACTCACGTCTGCATACCTACCCATCGCTCTTTCTTACAGCAGCTAAGGCATTAGCAACAGCTTCATTCGCATCATTAATGGATCTAGAAGCGTCGGATATCGTGGTCAAGTACTGCTCTCGAATTAACTTATTTAAGTCACGTAGCTCATTCTCCAAACGATCAGCCCTTTCGCGTTCTCTATCGAATGCGCTGGTCTCGCGTTGGAACATTACTCGAACAGCTAATAATGCCAAAACAGCTATAGTCCCAACCGCACCATATTGGGCTAAAGCTGCTACTGCATCGCTTGTCATCCAATTCCTTCACGCAAAGCCCTCTTTAAGTCGTTGACAACTGCATCGTGATCTGCTTGAGTTAAACTATTAGATGGAGAAGTCACTAAAAAGGATCCCAACTTCACCGCAAGAGCATCTATATCAATACTGATGGTTAATGTTCCTAGTTTATCCTGTATACTCTTAATGGCTAACGCTAGTTGGTTTTGTACTTCAACCTCGGTTGATCCATCCACATCTCCAGGAAACACTTTATATGAAGCCTGCATCTGAGTAGTAGCAAAACTGTTTCTCGAAGAATTGATTTCCGCAGCATTAGCCATGTCTGATCCTCCAGTTAGTTCGTCCCAAACCCATTGATACCTAATGGCAGATTTCGATAAAGAACCACCACCAGCATTCGTTATCGGACTGACAGCATATTGCAAAATGGAATAGTCATGCCAACCACCATATCCTGCTAACCAATCGGACGAATTATCACCTGGATAATCAAGATCATATCCGTGGTTTGGAGCAGCCCACAGGTAGGGGGCAATGGATCCGCCAGGATTAGTACCCATGTGAGGTTGCCACCACCAGTCGCCAGTGTAATTTATTATATGGCGACCGAGAAAATCCTGCATTGAATTAACATAATCTTTCCATATCTGCCAAGTAGCTGGTTTTGTTCCATCCTCACAGTCACATTGGTGAGCCCAACCAACAGGACCACCGTATTTTTTCATGAGACCTTGGACGATCTTAGCTTGATTGGCACCAGTGTCTGTATTATCTAGCCAATGGAATGTACAAATTCCAAAACCTAGGGACTTGGCTTGGTCAATATATGTGGCAGCATTATTCCACACATACCAATTTCCTTGACTGAGCTTAACATTTACCTTATTAAAGCCAGCAGATTTGACTACACTAAGATTGATTCCATTTTGATATGAGGCAAGATCAACTAAGAATTCAGTCATTATGAACCACCATTTTCCCAAGATCTTACTCTTGCACTCAATGTACCAGCTCCACTCGTTCGACGCAGTGAAACCACTAATCGTACCCAAGTTCCAACAGTTGTACCAATTAGATCAAACAAACCTTGATTGAAGCCTATGAATACAGTAACGCCCGTAATTCCAATAGTAGCACCGCTCTGGATTGCTTCTGGTGAATATGCAGGAACTGAAATAGGTGAGAAGGTCCCAGAGTCTATTGGAACAACGGAAAGAATAGAAGTGTCATTTCCAGGGAAATCCATTGCCATAACTAGTTCCCCTGCACTTCCACCTGGTACTGATACTTCTACTTCACACGATGAAACATAATGATATGCAGTAAAGGCCGCACGTCCTAAAGGTACCAAGGTACTGCTTGCTGATGTAGCACTGGCCTGATTGTCATTCATCCATGAGATGGAAAGTCTAGGATCCCTTAATCCTCCAAAATAGCTATTATCTGAAAATATTGATTGGCTACCCTTATCTTTTATAATAATCGAGGTTCCACCAGGAATTTGATCGTCACTAAAAATATCTATAATCGGTGATCCATCAGCCCTATTAAATTGAATGTAATGCGCAGCGTCGTCCCCGGTAAAGGTTCCCCTTAATCTTCCAATAAAAGCAACCTGATTACCATTCGCTGCCTGTATGAAAAGTCCGCCGTCATCTTGTACGAAAACACTATTGCCTTTTTTAACAGAAAGATTACCTTTGTCAATAGAAGTATTTCCAATTCTTGGGTTCCGCTCAAGTTTCGCTATTCTCTTCTCAAGCTCGTTTATCTTGTCAATAAGTGTGGATTCTATTCCTCTGTACTTATTGTCTACCATGTCAGTCTCCTGGAAGTATAAGCTTAACTTCTTCAACTTGGTCGGCAGTTTGCGGATTAAGCTCCCATCCAACAATCCTAGTATTAAAAATAGTTCCATTCGGGTGCAAAGGATCAACAATGGTTAATTGAGCACCATCGCCAATATTATAACTGCCAAAAATCGGGTCCTGATTGCCTTTTAGAGAGACAACGTACACAGGCATTGGAGGTTTTCTTTTTATAGCTTCTTGTTGAGTTTTTTGAGTAACAGTGGTCTCGTTATCCACTTCTTTCATTGATACCTCAAAATCCCACCTCGGGAACCCAATGTTAATAAGATCACTCCATTCAAATATTGATACTATTTGCTCAGATCCCTCACCAGCACCGAACCCAAATATATTTGTTCCTGATTCTGCCATACTTTCCGTTTGATAATAATTGAGTATAGCTCCTGGATAATCGAATGCTATGGATCCTGTATACGGTTGACCAAGCGTTGGATAACCCAAAACCAGATCTTTTCTATAAGTATTATTGTTTTGTTTAGTTAATTGAATGGTCCAGTCTAATCCAATAACTGAATTAGCTATATTATCCATTGGAGTAATATAATGCTTATAGTCGGTAGCCAAAATGTCAACAGTAACGTTAATATCAGTTGCGGGAACACCTATTGGAATATTAACATTAATATTTCTTCCATTGGCACTAGCTTGCATATTTGACCATAAGGTGGAGAAAACTTGCAAATGCGTTCCTGTGATTTTGGTATCTGTTAAAATCATCTGCTTCTGTGGATAAGCTTCAAATCCCCAAGCATACAATTGACAAGTCTTTGATTGGCTCTGATATGTTCTACTCCACACCATACCCCACCAGATGGGAGTCGAAACACCATCATCACTAATTCTTTCCATCACCAGCCAAGTTCTACCAGGATTTGTGGCAGCAATTAAGTCAGCATTATTTTTTCCGGTTTGGTCGAGTTGAAAGGTCCCATTGAATTGACCAGGACCATTGAGTACTCTTTGGGCGAAGACTCCAAAAAGTGGAATCTCCTCGATGATTTGTTCATCTCTCAAACTTAAAAAAGTGTAGGTGTAAGCGGTCATGATATTTGCTTCACATATAACCATGACGATGCACGAATGAATGATGTTCCGCCAGCTACCAATTGCGCACCTTGTATTTTACATGTTCCAGATGTTCCAGCTATGGTGATAGTTCCCATTACACGGCCGGTTGTACCAACGGAGTTCATTCCTCCGATAGTTAAGGGTCCAGTCGTGGTGACCGCACCTTGATACATGGTAGTCACCACAGTCGTACCGCCATCAGTGCCTGCCGGACCCAAAAGCGTCCATTCCATCGTGGCCGAGGCTGGTAATACCCACTGTAGACTTAAATCATTGGCGGTTGGTGCAACAGTATGCAACCAAGAATCAAATCGATAAACCGAGCTTGTGTCCCCAGTAAACGAGAAGCCAGTAACATCCGTGAATCCAGTACCTGTAGATGAATACTGACCACTAATGGGAAGTTCTTGTTGATCTCTTATCCATTTTGAACCATTCCACCGATAAGATAGACCAGTATCAGTCTCGTAGATTCTCTGCCCAGTAAAGGGACCTGCTGGTCTAGTAGCAGCAGTACAAATAGTTTCACCAATATAGTGCCAGTTAGTGCCATTATAGCGAGCAAGTTTATCTGTATCCGTCTCGTTAACTAGCATTCCATCATAAATACCGCTCGCTGGCCTTGTGGTGCTCGTACATAATAAAGCAGCACCAATAGCGCCAGCATATGGTCGCTTATCGGTAATATTACCAGTAACGATGGTTGTTGCATTTGCAGCTACAGCAACTTGTGCTAGGGTTATGCTGTTAACTGGTGCAGCAGGCGGGGTAGGGCTGCCGGCTGGAGTACCGGTAACCACCGCCAAAGACCAAGAATTCGTTCCACCACTATAGGTGGCATCTTGAACCTTAGCAACGACAATGTCTATTCTTGGGTTTGTAGGATCTGAGGTAGCAATAGTTTTATTGACAGTAGCGTCATTTTCAATAAAGTACGTACCTTGTTTGGTTGTTTCAGTTCCGGTGATGAAAGCTAGGCCAGCGGATACGTTAACTGACATATTAGGTGTTCCGTTTTGTGCGACCGCAAACTGTCCACCAAGAGCAGGATGAACACCTCCCAAGGTCTTCAGTGAGGCGGCACCACTTCCAAGCGCCAATAGTGCACCTAAATAGCTTCGCATCTGTTCTGCGGTATGAGTGGAAAGTGCTTGTAACCATCCAGGAGGGTTAATTTCTGTCATGTTCTCACCTCCATGCCGATCTAAATTGAACTGTTAAAGTCCCAGAGCCAGCAGCAGCTTGAAACCTTATAAATGTCAATCCAGGATCTAAAGAAAACCAAGTTGGAGATAGCAAAACATTCCTTCGATTAGTAATTCCATTAAGTCTTACTGTGTGATTTCCAGTATCAATCACCAAAGTTTCGCTTGCACCAACATCTATGTTAAACGTCATTGTTATTCCAAGAGTATCATTTATTATCTGTGGAGTTGTTACTGGTCCATTCACAGTAAATAGAAGTGGAGTAGATCTATTTCCCAAGTTGTTAATAAATTGGCCAGCAGCAGAACCCCCACCACCAAAACCAAGATTGAATGTTAGGTTAAATGATAAACCTGTGGTAATAATGCCGCCAATTGGAAGAGTAGCACTACTTAGCGAGTTAGCATATATTCGCGGATCTTCGGCATACATTTTGAATTCAATTGGAGTTGCACCTATCCGCCGTGATGAATCCCAATTGTATGCACAACCTAGTGGTTTCACATAAGTAAGTCTGGTAACACCATTTGCAAGTATAAAGTAAAATGGTATTGGAGTTCTCACCGGAGAATAGTTAGATTTCAACGAGTCCAAATAGTTATCTAAATCTCCACCATTACCATACGCAGTTCCCTTTAGAGTTATAGGTCTTCCTGTTTCAAATTCTGCGTCTATAAATCCGCCATCTGTTCCCTCGTGGTCACGTCTAGTTTCTCTGTATGGCGAGGAATCCAATCCTGTAACCTGATCTATGTCCACGAATGGCTGACCAGCCAACAGAATATCGTCGTTTAGTACTACACCTTCATTCAACTGGAAGGTGAGCGGGTTAACCAGACTAGGCATTATAAGCTCCCAGCCAAAAGTCTACCTAATTCAATAGCATGTTGCCTAGGGTTAATCTCATTTGTATTTATGTGTACATGGACATCTCTCACTGATGGTTGGCTGACAAATGGTGTTAGTGTGGTGTTAATTGTTGGAGAAAGATCATTCGTAATATTTGACAGTTGACTCCTGACCATCGGAACGACAGAGTCTATACCTTTCATAAACCCTTGCATGACCATTTGTCCAGAATCATACAGAATCATTCTGTCTCTTGCTGGTGGACCTTTCCACAGTTTGAGAAATTTAGTAAGTAAATCAAATTTTGCTCTAACCGAATCCCAAAGAGATTCCACACCATTCAAGAATCCTTGAATGACTTGCCTACCTGCGTCCCACAGGAGGGTACCAAGGTTGCCCAACGCCGACAGTATTTTGCCTGGCAAACTGCGGAAAAATGCAGCTACATCCTCAAGGAAATGGATAATGCTTAACTGGAATGCTTTTATTCCGGCGCTTGCTTCATTAAGGAATCGCCATACTATCATTGCTAGATGGGCTATCTCTACAGCAAGCCAAACCACCCATTTCACAATTTGAGAGAATAGCCAGATAAGCCCACCAATAATTGCAATAAGCGCGGCAATTACGCCAATTACTATTGCTATATTAGCGATGAGAATACCAATCACCGTGCTACCAGCAATAATTGCGATCCATTTTCCTAATATTTCGAACGCGGTTATAATCTGATCAATTCCCTTTTTGTGTTCATGATATTGCTCTATGAGCCAATTTAGAGCTGGGATCAGAAGAGTGGTGATTGCCCACGACAAGAATTTGAATCCTTGCTCCACCACCATTTTTATATCATTGAGAATTTCTTCAAAATCCCCTTTATGTTTGAGCCAAAACTCATCATAAAATTCCTTAACAGCAGGAATAACTTTATCATTAATTGTGGTCCATAGGCTCTCAAGAGCAGGTTTCAAATGATGCTCAAATATGTCTACAATAGCATTTCCGAATGGAACCAAATACACGTACCACAAAACCTGAATATTCTCCCAGATATCGGAGAATATGGATCTAAAACTAGCAGACTTTTGCCAAGCAAGATAGAAAATGGCCGCAAGTCCAGCTATCGCCACACCCACACCACTAATTATCCCACCAACAGTTGCAATCTCCGGACCAGCCTCAATGAGTACTGCTACCAGGTTTGAGAACCATCCGAAAACTATTACTAACGGACCAATAACAAGGCCAATAGCAGTGGCAATTGCAATAAAGTTGGCAATTGCCTGTTTAGTTTTTGGTGTTAAGTCATCAAACCAACCAATAATTTTTTCACCAAAATCTAAAAATCTATTAAATACTGGGATCAATGCTTCGCCAAGAGAAATCTTAAGTTCTTGCCACCTGTTTTTTAATCTCTCGGTTTTAGCTGCGGTAGAATCAGCCATAATTCCATAGGCTGTGTCTAATGCTCCAGCAGAATCTTTGGTGGCATCCAAAATTGATTTGAACTGTTCCAGGTTACCATGAACAAGAAGCAAGTTTTGAAGGAATCGTCTAGCCTCAATGGTTCCACCAGCGCCCTTAAATATGTTAACAACTTCGGCGGTCTTTGCTGCTTCACCAGGTATCTTGTCTAAGTGTGTCCTAAGTTCGAACATGACATCAATAAACGGCCTAAAGTTTCCAGCCGCATCTACCGCACTAACACCAATTTTCTTGAGTGCAGCGACTGCGTTTGGATTAGAGAACGCATCAAATGCTCTAGCAACAGCAGTTCCAGCTCTGGCGGCCACCCCAGACATCCGGCTAGCTTCTGCCAGAGCTGCGATCATCATGTCAAGGCTTTGACCAGCACGAACCGCTGAAGGAGAAACTAGACCGATCTTTTTTGCCCACTCGTCATATGTGCCAACACCTTTTTGAATGAACTTAAACTGAAGGTCAAGCACATGATTGATCTGATCTGCACCCATATGGAATGAGTTAAGAATACCAAGAGTACCACGAGAAACGGACTGAATATCAGTTTGACCAGCAACCGCTGCTTTTGCGAAAGCTGTCAGCAATCTTTGCGCATCTGGCACGTTAATATCAATAGAAGAGAAAATGTCATACAGTGCAGGTTGGATCTGTTGGAATCCTACGCCAATATCATGTGCAACCTTTAAGCCTATGTCACCAATACGCCTGAAGTTCCCATCGAAATCTGAAATCTGAGTTGAGGTTAATCTTACTTGTCGATCATATTCAACAGTAGCATCTATAAGACCCTTCATGGCAAGAGCACCACCAACACCAAGAGATGTCAGGGCAAATCCTGCTGCATAAGAAACTTGTGATGCACTTCTTAAAGTATTAGATAAATGCTCTAAACCTCTACCACGTGTGGCTAGTTCTGCATCATTGGCAATAAGTTGAGCTTTTTCAGCTTGTAGGCCAGCGATGTGCGATTGTATTTGTGCACGATTTTGTTGTGTCATGCCAATCAAGCGACCTTGGGCAAGCTCTGCCCGCTTAGCTGCTTGCTCTGCTTCTATTTGAGCAATTCTTACTTGGTTTCCTGCATTGCGTACAGATCTACCAAAGGAGTTAAGCGCACGGGTAGCCAAGTCTTGGGCTTTGAGATAAACCCACATATCACGACTGTTGAACGGCATTAGTCCTTTTCGCCCTTTCCTCTAACTCCCTTGTTTAGATTTGGCTTCGTCTAACTGGCGCCTTTCATCCTGACAAATAAGTGCGTGTCTCATCAAATGAACATATAGGCTATCTTGATCTAAAAGTCCACCAGGTCTTGGCAATGTATTTGTTTCTCGACAAAGAGTAAAGATATCAATGAATGTAGAAAGCTCAACAATCAAACTGGTTGGATTGTTACCAAACTTCATCTTTCGTTTCGAAATCAGAATGGTTTTTCTGATTTCTGACATTAGTTTTTTGTGAACTCAGTGTCCTCAAAGGAATTAATTCCGTCGATATATACGGCAATTTCTTCTCCGACTCGTGGGTCGAGAGCAAAAACATCTTTTGCATCTTTGAAATTAAGCTTTCGTTCATTTTCATCTGTTATGTTGTGGTCCAGAATTAGATTTCCGAAATCGCTCAATGCAGCTTTCTTGTTTAACATGCTCATTTGTACGGTCTTGTCTTCCATTGATGCACGCATTTGCATGATATCATCTTGTCTAGCTAACTTCTCACCATATGTCATCCGTCGAATAATCACAAACCCATCCGGAAGAAGAGTTTTGAGATCAAATCTTTCCTCAGTTTTTGCAACTGTACCGATAGGCATCCAAATTCTCCTAAATACTCTCTTGTGTCTTAAGTGTAATCTGATACGATTTACCAGTACCGTCAATGGCACCCACATATTTAATTGCTGCCCGAACTAGTTCACCTTGACCAGCATTATGGACTTCATAAGTATCCTTAAAAGAAATAGGAATTAAAACGCTTACACTGTTATTTGCACCCTTAGTAGCAGTCAGTGTCATGGTATCAGAGGTAAGAGCCTTGAAGTTGTCGAAATCTGTTCTGGTATCGAAGTCTCTTTCAAGGGAGAGATCAACTTTTCGCTCACCATACTTGATAAACTGCGCGCCTCTGCCTGTGCTCTTAAGTCTGAACTGAGCATCAGCAGTATCATCTATGGTAAAATCAAAAGTATCTGTATCAGTAACGGGAGTAGCAGTCGGTATTTCTATGGAATACTGACCAGCACCAAATGGAACAGTAGTCGGCCAGGTAGGAGTGGGAACTGATTGAACAGCTTCATCACGGCCAATAATCTTAATATTGTGCATTAAGATTCCATCACTGACAGTCATCGTCTGTGAAGAAACTACACAACCCACAAATCCAAACACAATTCCATTTCTCACCACAGTTATGGAAAGAGTTCTCGTAGGAGTAGCAGCAGATGTTGGAGTAATAGTGTAAATAAAGTTTGGAGCTGAACCGCTTTTGACTATACTTGTTCTAGATGCACTGAGGAAATAAACAGAACAGTCTTCTAGATACTCAATATTTACTTCACCAGCAACGTGGAAGTTTCCTGGAACAGCACCTATGACATCCGCCGATTGACGTATAGGTCTTCGCCAAATGGTCGACTGTTGAGAAGTAAGGTTTTCCGACTCAAACGGAACAAACTTGGTAGGTGGTACATACACACCTGGATTGAAAGCTGTGTTAGACGTTGGCAATGCACCTGTTGGCGCACCGGGCGAAGTGTCCGTGTCAGTGGTCACCAGGCCAACAGTCTTGTATTTAAGTTCTGTACCAGCACCACCGCCGGCTGCCGTTTTGTACAAGTTATATCCGGTAGCACCAGTAACAGCAACCCAAATCAAAGCAACGCTAGAAGTTGATCCTGTAGTAACAACACCAGATATTTCGTTACTTGACAATGTTTCGCCGACAGCGTTAATGGCCGTTATTGCATATCTATATGTACCAGCAGTAATAGTTCCACCAGTAGTGGAAGGCGTAGCGGAAGTAAATACAGGTTCAAGTAAATCCTCGATAGCTATTCCCAAAATGCCAGAAGCGCCTACGCCCGGTGCCACTATTCACTCACCTCCTTTTCGCTAACATCAACCGTCACCCTTACAAAGGGAGGTAAATTGGCCTTAATCGGAGAAACCCTATGATAAGCCTCAAACAGTATTGGATCTATTTCTACTGGCTCTCCAGGAGCCAATAACCCAACGCCATCTATTGTGCATTCTCTATCAGACTCGAAGAGAATCTTCATATTCTCCCCTAACTACCGAGCATGGTTCTAGTTTGACCAACAAAAGTCATTCGCACAGTTCTAAATTCACCATTTTGTTTTGAAGTTACTCCTGGATCCCATTCAGTAACAAAGCCATGAATTATAATTCCACCCATGCTGGTATCTTTATGTAATTCTCTTTCAATGTTTTCCGCAATTTGATCTATTGCAAGTCTTTCGGTTCTTTCGTCACCGACCTTCATGCTGTGAACATCTAAATACACAATCAATTCATTTTGAGTTCTTCCACCAGATATTGGATTAGTAGGATTTTGTTGTCCACCAACCAAAATCCTCTGCTTTCTCCCAGGCATGATAACCACTGTTGGAGATAATGGAATCATTTCCTGTTCACCAAATAGAACATCTGCCAAACCAAGACTCTGTTTTGCATCAATCAACTTTGACTCTATGGCTAATGCTAAAACTGTAACTAAATCCGTATGTGTCACCTGAATCCACCTTTTCTAATTTGCTCATCTATCCATGTAGAAAAGATGGCTTCGATTGCAACCATATCCTCCGGCTGATATTTAACAAACTCACGTTTTGGCATTTTACTTGTACCAGTTTGATGATAATGACCATAATTAGGCATATTAGATAATGAAACATCTGAGTCAGTAACTCTCCAGTTGCTAACATTTGTAGCTGCTTTCCGCATATCTCCAGTTCTATTAAGAATAGGATGAGATGATTTCCGTGACGCAACAGTTGTTTGAGCAAGTTTTTGCCAAGACGGTCTACCCTCAACATCGAAGTTTCTTTGAATTGAAGGAATTATTACTTCCCTAAGAGATCTGAATAATGGTTCACGGAAATCTCTAAATGATCGTTCAACATTATCTATCGCTTTTTCTGTTGCTACTACTTGAGGATAAAAATCTTCACCAATGCTTATCTTTGGCATGGGAGGAATTGCCATCCCAGCACCAAAGATAGACATCATACTGGCCAATGCATTACCAAATAAATTAGATCCCCAACTCATATCAAAAAACCTTACCAAGCGAGAACTTCGCCGGGCCAAGGGACATGTCTTGATCAGTAGGAATCAATGCAGAAGATGCATCATTAGGATAGAAGCTTGCACTCGCCGGATTTGAAGCAATTACACCAGGGATTTCAATGGTTCCATCTAGAATTCCAAGTATTAACGTCTCTGCATTCATTTTAATTAAACTTGCGTAATGGTTAGAGTCAGATTGATTCTCACTATAAAACTTGTCATAAAGCCAACCAGTATATGACTTTGCAATAATTACCTGTATTAGTCTAGGTGTAGAGGCTCTATCAATCCATCCAGAAACATCATAAATGGAGTTTATTCTTGCAAAAATTTCCTCTTCTATTTGGGAGAGTTGATCGAGATCTAAGGCTTGGGGGTTCAGCTTCGTTGATTCAACCCAAGCCTTAACATCATCGACCGAAATTCTAGCCATCTAATTACTCTTCTACTTTTTGCACCGAAGTATCAGGACCCATTGACTCTTCCGTCCCTGGCTCTACCGGAGACTCTTTTACTTCTACTTCTATCTCACGAACCTCAACAGCGCCAGAATCGTACAACGCTGTAAGTTGTTCCTTTTTAAAATCTTTGGGATTAATTTCTTGGCCAACTGCAAAATCAACACCGTCGTGTCTAATGTTCGTCACAGCAAAAATTTTCTTAGTCATATTATGCCACCGCCGCTTTGATTACGTATCCTGCAATAGACTTACCTGCATCTGAAGAACCAGGGTCACCAAGAGCAGTCAACTTTACGTCATAGTACCGACAAACGCGAATCACGTCAGACTTACGACGGTCTTCCCGCCAACGGTCCACATACTGACTTTGACCACCGCCGGCACCAGCCCAAGTGAACTCATAACCGAAGGCAGGCACCCGAAGACCTGGTGAAGCTGGAACATAGGCGAGCACAACATCCTTGCCCCACAGGTAGCCGAGCGAGGCAGTCTGGCCAAGGTTAGCTGTGTTAATACCAACCCCAGGAACTATCACCCGATCAAATCCAAGAACTGAAGCAAGCAACTCAGGCGAGAAAATGGCCCGCTCTGAATACTTAATCCGCTCAAGGAAATCTGGGTGGTCTTCCAGCTTCATCATTACTTGGTAAGGAACAACAGCAACATTAGGATCTAGGAAGATTCTGCTGTTAACTGTTACTTTACCGGTACGAAGGTCTGAAA